TGAGAGCTTTAAAAAAAGAAGCACCTCAAGTCGTTAAAGGCATGGGTTTTAAGAAAAGAGGCGGCACCGTAAAAGCAAATAAAGGGAAGTCGGTGAATCTTGTTTGTCCACGCAAAGAGATGGCTGGTGCGTTAGAGATGCCAACGAGAAACAAAAAGACCAGGATGACTTAGTATGCGTGAACTCATAGAGGAGTGGGTTCACAATGATTTAAGTGTGGTAGACCCGGATGTGGGGTATGCTCCTTGTCCTTTTGCAAAGAAAGCACTGAAGGACGACAGATTAAAGGTTATTGAGTGTGAGGGCAGACAAGACTTATGGAGTAAAGTGGCGGCAGAGTGTAAGTCATTTAGTCCTGATCACTCCGTTGTTATTTGTTTAGAAGAGGAACCAAGTCAAACATACGAAGAGGTTGAAAGTGCTTGTGTTGCCATGAATGAATGGTTTGCCTGTAACAAACTAGATTTATGGCTTTTATCCTTTCAGACTGACTTTACTATGGTTTTTATACAACGATTGTCAGAACTTGATGATGCTAGTAAGATACTCGAGAAGACTGGATACTATGAAAACTACAGTAAGGAAGACTACCTTAACTTAATCTTAACCCGCAGAAGGAGACGAGAAGATGCCAGGTGCTAAGAAACAAGCCATGAAGCGTATGCGTGGCGGCAAGGTTGTCGCTAAAAAGATGATGGGCGGCGGTGCTGCTAAGAAAGCTATGAAGCGTATGCGTGGCGGCGGTGCTATGAAAAAGAAGATGATGCGTGGCGGCGGTGCCATGAAGAAGATGATGCGTGGCGGTAAAGTTAGGGCTAAGTAATGGCGACATCAGGATCCAGAGATTTTGACATCGATGTAGCGGAAATCATCGAAGAAGCATACGAAAGATGTGGACTCGAGGTTCGCACTGGCTATGACACAAAGACTGCTAGAAGGTCTTTGAATCTTATGTTTGCTGACTGGGCGAACAGAGGGTTGAATCTCTGGACTGTGACTCAGGCCACTCAGGCGCTGACTGCTGGCACAGCTACCTATACATTTACCACCGCATACACTGATATTCTTGAAGTGGTGCTTCGTGATAGTAGCAATACAGATAGAGATGTTTCTAGAATATCTAGAAGCCAGTATCTTAGCATACCGAACAAGGGCACTACTGGGACTCCCAGTCAGTATTACTTTAGCAGATCAACCACTCCGACCATAACCTTGTGGCCTACACCGGATGATTCTACGGATAGTCTTGTCTACTATTATGTGAACAGGATTCAAGATGTGGACGCTTTGATTAATACGACAGATGCACCTTTTAGATTTCTTCCGTGCATGGTCGCTGGTTTGGCATATTACTTGGCTATAAAGAAAGCACCGGAAAGAGTTCAGCTACTGAAGACTGTGTATGAGGAAGAATTCCAACGTGCAGCGGACGAGGACGAAGATCGAGTGCCTTTGAAACTACAGCCAAGCATACAATATCTAAGAGTTAACTAATGGCTAGATACGCTTCTGGTAAAAAAGCGTGGGGGTTTTCGGACAGATCCGGGTTTAGATATCGTTTGTCTGAAATGGTTGTTGAATGGAACGGCATGAAGGTTGGCCCTGATGAGTATGAGCCTAAACATCCACAACTGACACAGACCCGTACAGGGGCAGATCCAGAGGCTTTGTTTGAGCCAAGGCCCAGAAACGACAAGATCCCTACAACGGTAAAGCTTCCCACTTTTAACTTAGATACTTTAGTCTTTGAAGAGATCCCACTGGCAAGGGGTAGCGTAGGAACGGTCACCTTTGGTGGCACGGTTATAACTCCTACCACTTCAACAACTACAGGTGTAAATGCCACAGGTTCTATAGGAACAGTCACGGTTCTAGGGACTGGACTCACGATAGCTCAGACATTTACTGTAACGGTTGTTAGCACTTATTCAGGTAATAAGTATGCTATTGACGGATCTCAGCAAGCTACTGTGGTTCTAAGTGAAGGTAACACTTATAGATTCGATCAGTCAGACAGCAGTAATTCGGGTCATCCTTTAAGATTTTCCACAACTTCTAACGGCACTCATGGTGGGGGTTCTGAATACACCACTGGAGTTTTGACTAATGGAACACCGGGGTCTTCTGGAGCATACACTCAAATAACAGTAGCCACTGGCGCACCGACACTGTACTACTACTGTACAAATCATAGTGCTATGGGCGGAACGGCGAATACACCATGAGCTACACATACACACAACTCAAGAACGCTATACAAGACTATACAGATAATAACGAAACAAGTTTTATCTCTAACCTGGACAGATTTGTAGAAAGTGCTGAAGAGCGTATATTCACCAGCGTAGACCTTGAACTTTTTAGAAAAAATGTGAGTGGGGCCATGACTTCTGGCAATGAGTTTTTGGCAGTTCCAAATGATTATCTCGCCACGTTTTCTATGTCCATAGAGGTTTCTAGTTCTAAACAGTTCTTACAGCAAAAAGATGTTAATTACCTTCAGGAGTATACACCGAATGCGGCCACCACGGGTGTACCCTTGTATTATGCTAAATATGACTTTCAAAACTTTATATTGGCTCCAACTCCAAATGATAATTATGTAACGGAATTACACTACTATTATCGTCCAGCAAGTTTAACTAGCAGTAAGTTTACTCTTACAGTAAACAATGTAACGGGTGTGTTTGCTGCTGCTGAAACAATCACAGGTGGCACGAGTGGAGAAACTACAACAATAAACTCAATAACTTCGGCAACACAGTTTGTTGTTACCATCCCCACTGGGACATTTACGGTCGGTGAAACAGTCACGGGTGCTACAAGTGGTGCAACGGGGGTGATTGTATCTACCTCTGACGACATTACAACAACGTGGATTAGTGAGAACGCTCCGAACGCTATACTATTTGGCAGTCTCGTAGAGGCTTACATATACATGAAGGGGGAGCCAGACATCATGAAGTTGTATAGCGAAAGGTTTTTGGAAGCGTTATCTAGATTGAAAGACTACGCAGAGGCTCGTGAAAATACAGATGCGTATAGAAGGGGGTTACCAGACAGGGCTAGAACATGAAGATTGCAATAGTGGGTTTAGGGGGCAGCTATTCAGATTACATTTCAGCTAGAGTTGCGTCACAAGAGTTTGACGAGGTCTGGGGGATAAATTGTATAGGCGCTATTATACACGTTGACAGGACATTTATGATGGATCCTGTGACTAGATTTATACACACAGAAAATGCTGGGTCACAAACAGGGGTGGCACGAGAGTTTCTTGCTAAGAATACAGCGCCAATTTACTCTTGTATTCAGCATGCAGACTTTCCTGCAATTGAGCTATATCCCTTAGAAGAGGTAGTTAAGGACACGGGAGTCTGTTACTTTAACAACACGGTGGCCTATGCCATAGCCTATGCGATATGGAAGAAAGCTGAAAAGATTTGTTTGTATGGCATAGACTTCACATACAAAAATGTAAACATGGCAGAGTCAGGCAGAGCTTGTGTAGAGTTTTGGTGTGCCACAGCGATATCTAAAGGTATCAAGATTGAGGTTGCACATAGATCTGGACTCTTAGACACCAACGTCCCTGATAACGAAAAGTTATATGGATATCATAGATTAGAAGATCCCTTGGTTCAGACGGTTAAGGATGGAAGTCTTCTAATAACCAAACAATCCAGTATCGATCCACCTGAACCTGTTGAGAGTGAGCCTATTATCTTTGGGAGACACGACCATGTTTGACCTTAATGTTGGATCGGTGGGATCCGTCAGCGTTGTATCATCTGACAACGGTGGACTATCAAATGATCAAATCGCAGATATGTTAGCCACTAAACTGATATACATATCAGACGGGGCACCAGAGCCAATACGATTACAAGCCGAGGCTTTTCAAGACAGAGTCAGGAATCTGGCACAATATTATATAGAGTTGGCGAGAAAAGAAGAACGTGCTAGTATTTGCGCCAGGGTCCGTGAGGCGGGTCAACATCAACTAGCTGACGCTATAGGGAGACTATAATGGCAATAGCACAAGCAATGTGTACCGCATTCAAACAGGAATTGATGTTGGGTACGCACAATTTTGCAACTAACGGTAACGCTTTTAAGCTTGCTCTGTATGCAGAGAGCAGCGGTGGAAAGTCTAGTACTACAGCTACTTTAGGAGCCACTACCACAGCATTTACCACCACAGGTGAAGTCGCTTCTAGCGGCACATACGCAACAGGCGGTGGCACACTTACTAAAGTTGCTCCAACTACCTCTGGTACAACGGCTCTTACAGATTTCGCTGATCTTAGTTTTACTACAGCCACAATCACTGCAATGGGTGCGTTGATTTACAACAGCACAAACAGTAACAAAGCTGTAGCTGTGTTAGATTTTAGCTCTAACAAAACATCTACGTCAGGGACTTTTACTATTCAGTTTCCTACAGCAGATGCGAGTAACGCGATTATACGAATAGCCTGATGAGGTAACTTGTGTCAGATCTTCTTTCAGGTTGGGGACGAGGAAGTTGGGGTTCTGGGGCTTGGAACCAAGGCGCACCTGTTGAAGCGACAGGAGTAGCTGCAACGGGAGCCGTAGGTTCTATTACTACAGCAGGCTCTAACATTCACGTTCCCACAGGAGTTGCAGGCACAGGTTCGGTAGGTAGCGTAACTGTAGCCGCCTCCGGGTCAGTAAGTGTAACAGGAGTTGCAGGCACAGGTTCGGTAGGTAGCGTAACATTTAAACTTGGAGTAGCTTTTGCTGTCACAGGTTCTGCTGGCACAACAAGTTTAGGAAACGTAACACCTTCTGTAGCTATCGTCGTGTTACCTACAGGAGTATCAGGGACAGCGTCCGCAGGTACAGGGACAAGCGCACCGATTCAATCTTTAGGGTTTTCTGTGACAGGAGTATCAGCAAGAGGTTCGGTTGGAGACGAAAGACTTTACAGACCTATCGTTCCTTCACAAACACCAAACTGGACGAACATAGCAGCGTAAGGAAGACAGAAAAATGGCAAGCACCTATGTAAATGATTTAAGACTTAATGAGCTGGGTACTGGCGATGGTTCTGGTACTTGGGGAACTACAACCAACACTAATCTTGAGCTTATTGGCGAGGCACTTGGATTTGGCACGGAAGCCATATCCACCAATGCTAATACTCACACGAGCACGATAGCTGATGGATCAACTGATCCAGCTAGATCTATGTACATTAAATATACTGGTGCTTTAGATTCTGACTGCACCATCACCATCGATCCTAACACGATTAGTCGAGTTCACATTATTGAGAACGCTACGACAGACAGTGGCTCTAGTGGACCATACAATATCATTATCAAACAAGGTTCGGGGGCAACTGTAACTATAGCCAACGGTCAAGTAGCCATGGTCTATCTTGACGGTGCTGGTAGTGGTGCAAAAGTTGTAAACGCTTTAACTAATCTTAGTGCAACATACGGTTCTTTAACGACTTCAAGTTTGTTAAAAGTAAGTGCAGATGCAGACGCAGATGATGTCACTGGCGATAGTGCAACGGGCAGATTAACCATAGGCGCAGGTGAAGATCTGAATCTGTATCATGGTGGCACCAACTCTTACATCGTCAATGACACAGGCAATCTAGTTATAGATACGGCTAGTCTTGTTTTAAAAGGAGCAACTCCTACTCTGACTATTGGAGATGCTGATGCTGAAGATACAAAAATAGTATTCGATGGCAATGCACAAGATTTTTATGTTGGACTAGATGACAGCGAAGATGACCTTGTTATCGGTAAAGGTTCTGCTCTAGGCACAACCCCAGCAATATCCGTTGATGAAAATTTAATTGTTACTGTTCACAACAGAGCAATCAGCGGAACTATTGTTGATGAGGGAAACTCTGGAGTTTTTGATCTAGCAGATGGTAATAATTTTAAAGCTACTCCAACAAGTACCGTTAGTGAATTAACATTCAGCAATCCTACTGCTGGGCAAAGTGGTAATGTGTTCTTTAATAACTCAGCAGGTGCTGCAGTCTCAGCGGCACACTCAGCAGTGGCTATAAATGCAGCAGCCTTAACTTCTCTTAGCACTGCTGGAGTGTATTTCTTAACATACTACTGCACTGCTGGAGATAGCAGTGCTAATAGCATACTTGTCTCAGTATCAGGAGCTTTGACCTAATGTCTATAATATCTGGTGTAGGGGCAGGTCTTGGTGGCGCTGGTGATTCTGGTGGTGCTCTGGGATCTTTTTATAGCCACACGATTAACCAATCGTTAAAACTAGATGATGGGTCTGGTGGACACCTCACAATATCTTCTGCTTCTCCGACAGCAACTAACAGAAAAAAAGTTACGATAAGTTGTTGGGTAAAACGATCAACAATCGGAACAGAGGTCAATACTGTATTTTGGGCTAGCACTGCTGGACTTATGTTGCAGTTTTTTGCAGATAATACTATTTACATTTATGATAATAATGCTGGTGGGTGGCAGTCTACTGTTACTAATGGTGGGCGTCTTTTTCGAGATATTGGGTCATGGTATCATCTCGCCTTAATTATTGATACTACGCAATCAACAGAGGCAGACAGAGCAAAATTCTATATCAATGGTGAACTACAGACTCTAAACAGTTACCCCGGATCAAACACTGATATAACTTGGCACACAGGAAGCACCATGAAAATTGGTAATCCTAATGACTCAACTGATCTAGCTGGGTACATAGCGGAGTTTATTTCTATAGACGGTCAAGATGTCTCAATATCTGATCTGGGAGAAACGAAAGACGGAGTTTGGATTCCAAAGAATGTGTCAGGTCTGACACTGGGTGACGCAGGATTTTATCTTAAATTTGATAATAGTTCAGATATTGGCAATGATTCAGGTTCAAACAATATTGATTTTACTGCAAGTAACCTAGTTGCGGCAGATGTTATGCCAGATAGCCCGACCAATAATTTTGCTACGTTTAATTCTTTGTTGTATCACGGCAACACTTATTCTGAAGGCAATTTGAAAAATAGTTCACCCACAACCGATTATGAAATTCAGGTTGCAACAATGTTTCCTGCTGGTATTTCTGGTAAATGGTACGCAGAATTTTATGTTCATACTTGCAATGCTAGTGGCACAAGGGTTGGTGTTGGGGTAACAGATCCAAATGTAGACCCGGAAGATTATCTTGGCAACGAATCTCCAGATGTTGCTTACTACGACATTAATGACATTTACACGGGAGGCAGTAAAACCGCTGACACAGACGCAACTTTTGCTGCTGGGGATATTATTAGTGTTGCATTAAATTTAGATGATGGTGAGGTTACGTTTAGGAAAAACAATTCTACAATGAGCAACGGCACTCAAAACCTTGTTGCAAGTACATTGTACACTTTTGCTACAAGTAATTATGGTTCTGGTGCTGGTGTAGTCGCCAATTTTGGACAAGACGATACTTTTGCTGGTAACAAAACAAGCGGTTCAGCGGCTGCTTCAGATGGTAATGGCATTGGAGATTTTTATTATGCACCGCCATCTGATTTTTTAGCCCTTTGTGCATCCAACTTGCCAGACCCAACAATCGGCCCCGGACAAGACACCCTAGCTACTGATCTCTTTAATACGATACTGTGGACGGGCGATGGAAATACAAGTCGCGCAATAACTGGAGTCGGTTTCGCTCCCGACCTGATGTGGCTTAAATCTCGTAGTCACACGGAAGATCACGCTTTAGAAGATACCGTTAGAGGTGTTGGCAAAAAATTAGATAGTAGTGGCACAGAAACGGAAGAAACTACAGCTACGGCTGTTTTAAGCGCACACGGATCAGATGGGTTTACACTTCCTGCAAGCACTCCGGGAAACTTAAATGTAAATACAAGAACTTATGTTGCTTGGAACTGGAAGGCGGGTGGTAAAGCAGATACATTTAATATTAACGGCACTGGTTATAGTTCTGCATCTGATGCAAGTCTTAGTGGCGGTGATATTACTCCGACAGGTGCATCAATAAACACGGCTGCGGGTTTCGGCATAATTGCATACACTGGCGACGGTACAAGTGGAGCTAGGACAGTCAAACATGGTTTATCAAGTCCACCCGAGTTGATATTTATTAAAGACCGAGACGCTAACAGTAACAATGGTCAGTGGCAAGCATCATCGTCAGTTGTTGGTGATGATTATGGTTATTTATCCACTACGGCGGCGTTTACTGGTGCAGCTTTAATGAAGCCTACAGCGGGTGATGCTACAACTATTCAATTAGGACTTGGTATTACCGCTACTACAAATGAAAGTGGTGATGATTTTATTATGTACCTTTTTCATAGTGTAGAGGGCTTTAGCAAGGTTGGTACTTATGATGGAAATCAACAGAATTATGATGATGGCACATATATATACACCGGATTCCGTCCGGCTCTGGTTGTGGTGAAAACCGCAGTTACCACCACCAGTAATTGGGTTGTTACAGATAATAAAAGAGCATCTGCTTTCAATGGTAATACAACTAGACTTTATTGGAATACCAATGGGTCAGAAACAGCATACAATTCAAACAGAAATGTAGAACTTTTTAGCAATGGATTCACGGTGCATGGAAATAATGCAAGTGATAATGCTAATAGAATTAATCAACCCACAAGCTATCTTTTTTATGCTGTGGCTGAAGCCCCATTTAAATTTGCTAATGCACGATAGGAGAATGTAAAATGCCATGGAAATATAATGGGCAAACATTAAAAGAGGGGCGAGAGTTCATTGGTGTAGATGGTCAACAATTCTCAAAAGTCTGGATGCGATTGACCACTGACGAAAAGAAAGCTGTTGGTATTACATGGGAAGACCCACCAGCATCAGAAGCACCGTTTGATACTAGGTTTTATCACGGCAGACAGACTGATGGCACTTTGATTCCAAAAAGTCTTACAGACGTTAATGAAGTGGACTCAGATGGCAATGCTTTAAAAGATGCACAAGGTAATCAAGTCGTTACTCTTGGCCTTAAATCTGTATGGGTGTCGCGAACAAAAGAAATAGCAAATAATAAACTAGCAGTGCATGACTGGTATGTTACTCGTAAAGCAGAAAAGTCCACAGCCATACCGAGTTCAGTCACTACATATAGAGATGCAGTTCGCACTAAATGTGCAGAAATAGAAACTGCTTTGAATGGTGCGTCTGATTTAACAGCATTTATGGCTCTGTTTGAAGATGAGCGTAATTCAGATGGCACTGTAAAGACGGTTGCCAAAATCGATGATTGGCCGGATGAGATCTAAGCTGTGCCGTTAACAAAGTTACAATTCAAACCCGGCATAAACAGGGACATTACATCGTACTCTAACGAGGGCGGTTGGGTTGATTGTGATAAGGTACGTTTTCGACAAGGATACCCAGAAGTTATTGGTGGTTGGGAAAAATATAGTGAAGAAAGATATTTAGGCACAGTTAGAGCGTTGCATAACTGGGTTGCCCTTGATGGCTCTGATTTTCTGGGTGTAGGAACACATTTAAAATATTATATTGAACAAGGTCAGCAGTTTTATGATGTAACTCCTATAAGAAAAACATCAACAAACAGCATAACTTTTGCTGCAACCAATGGCTCTTCCACCATTACCGTGACTGACTCTAGTCATCAGGCTGTTCAAAATGATTTTGTTACTCTATCTGGTGCTGTTTCTTTGGGTGGTAATATTACGGCTGCTGTCTTAAATCAAGAATATCAGATAGACGCTGTGCCTACTGCAAACACTTATACCATAACTGCAAAAGACACGTCAGGAGCAACAGTTACTGCAAACGCCAGTGACAGTGGCAACGGTGGGTCCAGTGGGTCCGGCGTATATCAGATAAATGTTGGATTGGACACGGGCGTTGGAGGCACAGGCTGGGGTGCTGGTACTTGGGGCAGAGGTACTTGGGGTTCCGCCGCAGCACAAACTGTGACCACACAGCTACGAATCTGGAGTCATGATAATTTTGGTGAAGATTTGTTAATTAATCCTCGAGATGCTGGAATATTTCTTTGGGACAAAAGCAATGCTCTCACTACGAGGGCAGTAAACATCGTTGACATACCTGGTGCACTTAACCCTCCTACGATATGCAAACAGATTATGGTATCGGATGTGGATCGTCATGTAATTGCTTTTGGCGCAGACACCATAAACACCGGGGAACAAGATCCGCTTTTAATTAGATTCTCTTCACAAGAAACTGCCACTGATTGGACACCAACTGCTACCAATACAGCGGGAGATTTAAGAATAGGCTCTGGTTCCGAGTTTGTTCGAGCAATAGAAACCAAACGTGAGATAGTTATATTCACAGACAGTTCCATGCATTCCATGCAGTTTATAGGGCCACCATTTACTTTTGGAATACAGCCCATAGCATCGAACACAACCATAATGGGGCCAAATGCTGCTGTTGCTGTCGATGACTCAATCTTTTGGATGGGCAGACAGAATTTCTATGTTTATGACGGTAAAACACAACAGCTTCCTTGCACTGTAAAAGAGCGTGTGTTTTTTGATTTTGACTTTGATCAGACTGATAAGACCTACGCATCTGTGATATCTGAGTTTAGTGAAATCATATGGTTTTACACTTCCAATACAAACTCATTGGCAAATGGTGGCACAGGCGAGAATGATCGCTATGTAATATTTAACTATCTTGAAGGCACCTGGTATTATGGCGACCTGACCAGAACAGCCTTTCTGGACAGAGGCATACGAAAGTTTCCAATTGGAGCAGCCGATACCTACTTGTTTAATCACGAGGTGGGCTACACAGATGACGGGGCAGTGATGCCATCTAGACTGGAGTCAAGTCCTATTGACATGGGAGACGGTGACAAGTTTACATCCATACGACGTGTGATACCTGACTTTACGTTTAACGGATCAACTACAACGGATCCGACTGTTAACTTGACGTTGCAGTCCAGTAACTTTCCGGGGGCCAACTTTCTTCAGACAGAGCTATCTCAGGTAGACAGAAGTGCAACTTCGACCACGGTGCCCTTTGAACAGTTTACAAACAAGGCTGATGTTAGATTGCGGGGCAGAGCTTTTTCACTAAAGATCGACTGTAACTCAGCGGGTGTCAGGTGGAGACTTGGTAGTCCTAGAGTGGATATCAGAGAGGATGGTAAACGCTAATGGCTACTAATGTAACTCCATTTCCAAGACTGCCTACTCCAGGTCAACAGATTGATACGAAGTACATAACAGATCTTGTCAGAGCTTTAGAAGTGTTCTTAAAACAGGCACAAAATCCACAGCTTAACTTTCCTGAAGTGCCTACTGACGGAAACAATCACCTGCTACAACAGGGTGATATCTTCATTGCGGATGGTGGTTTTTTAAAAGTAGTGTTGAAGACAGACATACATGCCGGGACTTTGTCGGCGACGGGATCTGTCGGGACTGTTACAGTTGCCGTTTCTTAACGAAACTGTATAATGACATCGGTATAAAAAGGTCGTGTAATGGCGTTATTTGGTGGCATAGGTAAAAAACTAGGACTTGGCAGCGCCGAAGATGTCTTTGGTGAGGGTATAGGTAGTCTTGTTGCGAATGTCGGAGACACGATAAACGAGGCTCTACCTACCATTGGTGCTGCTGTTGGCTATGCTTATGGTGGACCTGCGTTCGCGGCCCTCGGTTCTGGGCTTGGCACGGCTGCTCAAGGTGGTAGAAGCACAAGAGATATACTGATTAACTCAGCTTTGGCCTTTGGTGCAGGTAAAGTTGCTCAAGGAGTTGGTATTAGGCCACAAGGTGGAAATTTTGGACAAGGAGGTATAGGCAGCTTCTTGCCCGACACGTCTCAGTTCTCTGCTTTTGGGATGGGACCCGGAACAGAGGGAGCAGAATATGCGGAGATGTTTAAGGACACCTCATATGGAGCAGATGATTTAGTGGGATCTGCTGCTGACACAGCAACTAAAAGTGGTGGTGTTATGGACACCATAGCTGGGATCTCTTTAAGTGATGCTGCGCTTGGTGCTGCCGCTGGTCTTGGCCTTGGCGCACTTTTGGGTGGTGATCCGCCTGAAGAAGACGACACACCAGAGAGGCCCTATCCAAAAGGCGAAGCTTTTGGTACAGTACAGGATCAGGAAGGCAATGTGTATAGCATTGCTGACTCAGAACAGTTGGCTGAGTACAACAAGATGATGCGACAGTACCAAAGACCAGACTTTGAGTATGATCTAAGCTCTGTGATCAGAGCTAAACACGGTGGATCTTTTGACGAGCTTGTTGATGGTGAAGTGAAGGGTCCCGGAACTGGGACCTCGGACTCTGTTCCTGCTAAACTTTCTGATGGTGAGTTCGTATTGACAGCCAAAGCTGTCCGTGGTGCTGGCGGTGGAGATAGAGATATCGGAGCAGCCCGTTTATATGATATGATGGCGGATCTGGAGGCGACAGCGTAATGGCAACACAGAACGTAACACAGACCACCCGTCTGGCTCCCTTTCAGGAAGACTTTCTTGCGGACATCTTTGCACAGGCAGAGGCCCTTAAACAGACACCAATGCCTTTTGCTCCGCAGCAAATTGCAGCTTTATCACAAGATCAACAAGACGCTATTGCACTGGGCAGACAAGGCATAGGTTCATATCAGCCATTCATGCAGGCAGCAACCGCAGCCTTGGGTCAATCAGGCGCATTTAATCAGCCGGGTGCTGTTCAACAATTTATGAATCCGTTCGAGCAAGCTGTTATTGATCAAAGCATGCAGGATATTGCAAGGGCTGGATTGCAACAACAAAATCAGCTTAGTGCACAAGCGGCAGGTGCCGGAGCGTTTGGCGGTTCTCGTCAAGGTATCGCACAGCAGGAACTGAATCGAAATCTTTTAGACCAACAAGCTCGAACCGCAGCACAGCTAAGAGCTACAGGCTTTGGTCAGGCGCAGCAGGCTGCACAACAAGCATCACAACTAGCTGGTCAGCAGGCTGCACAATTCAGTGCGTTGGGCGGTCAAATGCAGCAGCAAGCTGGTCAGGACATAAACACTTTGCTTGGTCTTGGTAGTCTGCAACAACAAAGTGCACAGGCCGCGCTTGATGCTGCAAGACAAAATGCGTTGGCGCAGCAAGCTCTACCGTTCCAACAGGTTGGATTCATGTCGGATATCTTCCGTGGTGTGCCATCACTGCAACAAACAAGCACAGCCACAACCACGCCGCCGCCTAGTCAAATGTCACAGTTGCTGGGCCTTGGTATCGCGGGACTTGGTGCAGCAGGCAGTGCAGGTGGATTTGGAAATTTGTTTAACTTTAGCCCATCTGGTACATCATGAACCCATTAAACCGTAAAATGTTTCGTCAGCCCGGTATGTCAAGACAGCCTATGGGTATACTTGCATCATCGCCTGAGTTGGCAAACGTGGTTCGCAGACGCACAGGACAGCCCGTGCAGATGGCGCATGGTGGATATCACCCACCCGGTGATCCGATGGGTAGGTTGTCAACATCAAGACGAACAGTGCCGGGGAGTATAAGGATACCACTTGCCGATCTTGTTGATCGTTTACCTAAGTCCGGCTTTGCCAGACCAGCACTCGATAGATTTATGGCAGCAGCAAGTGACGACATACCTTCTACTGGTATAGGTGCGATCAGGGGTAGAGTCCAGCGGGACGCTTTGACGGACTTAGCTATGCAGTCAATCAGACAAGGCGGCTCACCTTATCCACCAGATCCACCAATTAGTAGTGCTGTGACTGGTGGTCCAAGACCGGATGTAGTTGAAAGAGGTCAAAGGTTATCTGAGATTGCTAGTGCAGACAGGACTGCACAACCTGTGCTAGGAGATGTTGATCCAGGATTACTAGCAGCGTTAACGCCTGCTGAACCTATGTCTGACGCCGAAAGAATGGCGGCTAATCGTGCAAATTTAGCAGCGTTAAGATCTGCACAAGGACTTGGACAAGGTGCGAACGTCCCTATGACAGCAGCATCAGTGCCTGATGTATCTATATCTGATGCCGAAAGAATGGCAGCTAATCGTGCAAATTTAGCAGCGTTAAGATCTGCACAAGGACTTGGGCAAGGTGCGGATGTTTCTATTCCAACAGGTGGAGGCATAGCAGCTACAGATGTTGCTGATGATACTCGTCGAAATGCAAACATAGACGCTCTCAGAAACTTGCGTACAGCAGTTGCAGTAAGGCAGGGCAGAGACACAGCATTAGATCCAACATTAGACCCGGATTTAGAACTTTCAACCAGTGTTGGAATGTTGCAAGATGATCCAGCAGTAATCAATAGACCACCAGCGGCCTTGGGGGCAGCAAGGTCTTCACGCGCTTCTACAGATCCTGATGAAATTTTCCCAGATACTCCTGTAGTTCTATCTCCACCAGTGGTGGATAAAATTACTCAAGGCGGAGAAGGCACTCAAGGCGGAGAAGGCACTCAAGGCGGAGACGACAACATCATACCGTCTACGGGTCAGAATTTGTCTGACGCTGCTAAAGATCTGTTAAATCGTCCTGCCTTGTCCGCTGAAGCTGTTAATAAACGAGTTGATCAGCTATTGGGCATTGACTCTGCGATACAAGAAAAAACAGGCAAACCTGCTACCAAAAAAGAAAGAGTAAAAGCAGAGATCGCTATACTAAAAGAGGCGCTTGGAGAGGATGCAGCTAAAGATATTCGCACATCGGGTGCGTATAACTTAATGATGACTGGCCTCATGATAGCCGCAGGAGACAGTCCTGATGCGATGACCAACATTGTCAAAGGTCTTGCTGGCGGACTCAAAATGTATGGTGATGCGACAGGTGAAGAAGCTCAACGTAAAAACAAACTTGAGCAGAGTCTTGGGCTTCAAGCGTATAGCAACGTAAGAGAGGAAATCGCTGCTGAAAAAATTGCGGACGCAAGATTAAAAGAACAAAAAGCTAGTTTGGCAGGTCAGATTTATGTGAATGAGGCTAACAACACAGCCGCCATGGAAAGACTGGTTGCTAAAGAAGGCTTCGATGCAGGTAGATTTCAGCAAACATTAAAGCTTCAAAGAGATACCTTGGAGCAAAATCTTAAAATAGCCAATATGCCACCAGCAGAAATAAGAACTCTAACCATGATACAACAAGAGCCACAACTCTTAGAGATCATGGAACAGGCTTCCATAGCAAAAGATCCTACTAAAATGGAAAGAGATATTTTAGGACATTTAATTAAATCTCCTTACTTTGCAATGGAATTAGCGGAAGAGGGAGGCCAACAAAAATTAGCAGGCTATGCCACAGCCATTGCAAATGCATTTAGATCATCCAGAGATCAAGATAGCACTCAAGCGGCTACAGCGTCTTCAGGAACTGTTACCTCTCCTATAGCTATAAGCAATCAAGACGACTATAACGCTTTACCAAGTGGATCGGTATATATAGATCCTGGTGATAATAAGACATATAGAAAACCATAGGAGAAATAAATGGCGGATAAGCCTTTATTTTCAGGCACTCCTATAGCAGAAAGTCCTGCACCTTTATTTTCAGGCACTCCTATAGCAGAAAGTCCAGAGGAAGAAGAAGAGACAAGTACTTTCTCTGACATAGCACAGGGCGTGGGTGCAGGCTTGATTGGCTTGCCCCAAGGCATCGCTGAAACTGGCGCTGCTATTATCGATTCTATTGCCGATACTAACACCAGCAGAGCAGTTACCAAAGGTTTTGAATCAGCTAAAGATTTTCTTGGATTTACTCCCGAGACAACAGCAGGTAAGACAGCAGAATCCATAACCACATTTGGTGCAGCATTGATTCCTGTGATCGGATGGGTAGGCAGGGCAAGTTCTGTTGCTCGAGGTGCCGCTATACTGCCCTCAAAAAGCATACTGAAAGCTGGCGCTGATACCTTTGGTAAATCGAAAGCTGGTAAAGCTCTTCTTGGATCTGACAATACATTCACTGCCAGAGCAAAGTTAGCTGCAACAACGAGTCTTACGGCTGGTGCTGCTGAGATGATTATTGCTCCAGATGGCACAGCAACTCTTGCTGACTCTTTTGATGTGTTACCAGATGCACTGGAGACAGAAGTTGATAGTGGACTTCAAGGCAGAGATGAAGCCTTTCGCAGACTCAGAAATAAATTAAGAATGGGAGTTGAAGGCACGGCTGTAGGGGTGGGCTTTGAAGCTTTGTTCCCGGCTCTTGGGGTTACAACCAGGGCTGTAAGTATGATTCCAGGTGTACCAGCAGCCGCTCGAACTTTCAGTGCAGGCTTTGATTATTTGGGTGGCAAACTATCTGGAGCCTTTGATGGTAGAGTGGGTAAATATTTTACATCAACAGGTGAGACACCAAAAAATATTTTTGAAGATTTAAGAACAATAGACAACGTAACAGATCAAGAGGCACAGACTGCTGCAAATCTTTTCGCATCATTTGACAGAGAAGCTCGTAAAGTTGTGAAAGGTCAGAAGCTCTTTGGTCGCGGCAAAGAGGGAGTGCAAAAAGCTTATGATGATTTGTTGTCTTTTCTTGAGGGTGATGTAAAGGCTCTCGATGACTACGGAAAAAATGTGGTAGCTGCCGCCAACAAGATGCGTAATCAGGTGGATGAGTTAACTGACAGAGGTATTAAAGAGTTAGAGGACTCTGTTGCCGCTGGAACTGTCAACAGAGATTTAGCAGATGCTGCAATAAAAGAAATGGAACACAACCGTGGTTCTTACTTGCGTAGACTATACGAGGGTGCATTCGATCCTGAGACAGTCACCATGAAAGACGTTGCTAAAAAGCCAGCTTACAAAAAAGCTGTAGATCAAATCGCTAAAGCCATGCAAAAAGCTGATCCAAAGCTAACTACACCAGATGCTGTTAGCAACGCTAAGATGGAGATCAATAAGTTTTTTACCAAAGCTTCTCTTGATGAGAGATTAGATCCAGAGGCAGCGGTCAAGATAATGGAGAGGGCTGCAACGACAGGAAAGGTTGGCGCAGCATCAAGACCTTTGTATCAGTTGTCAGAGGAGATGTTTAAAAAACGGACTAAGTTTATGGAAAGAGCACCCGCTTTGCGTGAGCTTTTGAATGAGGTTCGAGATCCAAAAGAACTGTATATTAGAACTGTATCAGATCTATCTAAGTTTGAAACAAGCAGTAAATTTTTTCGTGAGTTTGCTCAAACAGAAAGAGTTTCTTACGACGATGCAATTAATTTCTTTAACGCCGGAGCTAGGCCGTTAGTTATTTCAGGTGAAAACGTAGGAAAAGGTGCACAGAAAACTTTACAGGATGCCGGATATATTAAACTTGGAGACAGAAAAGCCATAGAGGGCAAAGGCTCTGGCAAGACTATATTTTCTGGGAAGTTTGGAGATCTAACAGGTGAGTATGTACCAACAGAAATATACAATGCTTTAACCACACCTGTTAGAAACACAAACATAGCAACAGAATTGCTGGCTATATCTTTGCAGGCCAAGGGCATATCTCAGATGGGTAAGACTGTCCTTAACCCGATAGGACAAATGCGTAACTTTTTATCAGGCACCTTTATGGTGGGTGCGAATGGTAACCTGCCACGAAATACAGAACTTGGAGAAGCTTTTGACGCGGTGTTCAAAAAGGCTTCAGCATTATCCGATGAAGAATCTGACAGATTTTTTTCTATGATTGGTGATCTTGGTCTTGTCGATGAAAACCTGGCCGTCAACGAAATGCAATTGCTGCTTCGAGAACAGTATGGAAAAGCTTCTGCAAAGTCTGCAACTAATTTAAATAGTCTGATAGAGAAAACTCCTGGAGTCAGAGGGTTACAAAAAATATATTCAGACACTGACACTTTTTGGAAGACAGTTGGGTTCATCGGAGAGAAAGCAAAGTACGGAGCAGCATTCCGTAAAGCTGGTTTAGATCCTGACAATCTTGGTGATATTTCTTCTGACCTTGTACAATCCGGTCTTGCACCTCGAACCTCGGAACTTACTGGCAGACATGGTTTCTTGAATGTGTTCGCATCAGACATCGTTAAAGAAACAATGCCCATCTATTCACGAGTGCCGGAGGTTATAAAATCTATTCGTAAGATACCTGTGGCTGGAAACTTTGTGGCGTTTCCGGCAGAGGTCATCCGTAACACTGCCAACATCGTGCAACGCGGGACCAGAGAACTTGGATTTAAAGCATCAGACGAATTAATCCAGAAAGTCGGAGAGCAAAACGCTAGAAGACTTGAGCGTGAGATAAGAGCTATTGGTGCTAATCGCCTGACGAGCTACATTGCATCGGCAGGTGTTATACCTGCCGCCGTTGCGAAAGCTAGTTACGCAGCAACAGGTGTGTCTGAAGAAGATGTTGAGGCCATGAAGCCTTTGATGCCGTATTTCATGGAAGGTCATTTGGTTATGTCACTTGGCAAGCCAAAAGATGGTAAATGGGAACACGCTGATCTTAGCTACATGATGCCGTATGATTTTGCTTTCACTCCTGCTAGAAGAGCCATGGAGATATACAAACAAAAAGGAGAGATAGGAGCAGGAGAAGCAGAGCAGATAACTGCATCGATGTGGGGTGCATTTGCTTCTTTCATGGATCCGTTTGCTGGCGAGTCTTTGATTGCAGAAAGAGTTCAGGATGCTTTGCCTCAAAATTACTTTGGACGAGGCGGCGAAACAGCTACTGGATCTCCGATATGGCAAGACAGTAATGACTTTGGAACAAAGCTTGGTAACAGCTTCACACATATACTTGGTGGCTTCACACCTACCTTTTTAGAACTGTTTGTCAAACCAACTGCTCGAGGGCTAGAAGCAGGTCGTGTATCAAGCGCAGCCACTGGTGACCCAACAAGAACGGGCAGAGAATATAACATACATGAAGAAGCTTTCACCGCTGCGACTGGCATGAGAAAGCTAGAGTTAAATATTCCAAAGTCTCTTTCGTTTAAAGGCTACGAGTTTACATCGTTAAGATCACAGTCTCTTGGAGACTTCACTCGTGTGGCAAAAGCAAACAACTCATCCGAAGAAGACGTTATAAATGCCTATGTGGCGGCAAACGAGGATGCGTTTCGAGCACAGCGTCAAATGTATGGGTTCATGAAAGCTGCGGAAGCAGCCGGGTTGAGCAGAGCACAAATATTTACAGCGTTAAAACGTGACTCTAATCTAGGCTCACAAGAATTAGCTTTTATAATGAGTGGTAAGTTTCGGCCTGTAACAATAAGTGACAAGGTTGTTCGTGATGTTTATGCAGAAACAGCTATCAAAGGTGAACCTAGAAAGATAACAAAGCTGCCCATGAGAGCACTGCTCGATAAATCTAGAGAGTACAGTGGAAAATCTTTGCTTTCAGAAAGTTTAACTGAAGAGAATAAACCTTTATTTAGTGGAGAACCTGTGTCACAAGAACCAAAGGCTCCTTTGTTTAGCGGACAGCCCGTGTCACAAGCACCTACAATAGCACCGACCCAACAAGTTGCTGCTGCTGGCGCTCCTCCGTCAGTAGCGCAAGCGGGGGTCGCACCCCTTGGCGGCTCCCGCACCCTTTCTGCCGCTAACAACTCACAGCTTCAACAGCAGCTTGCCGGAGGAGGCAATCCGGTTGCTGCTCTTAAAAACTTACAAGCAACAGGAAATGTATAATGAACAAGGACAAACTACGCGAAGAGATCGCGGAAGATGAAGGATGTAAGTACGAGATTTATCTCGACCACCTTGGTCTGCCAACGACAGGAATCGGTCATTTAATTACTGAGTCAGATGAAGAGTATGGCAAACCTGTGGGCACAGTCGTTGAACAAGAACGAGTCAAACAACTATTCACTTTGGATATGGCAGTGACCATCGACGAGTGCAAAGTATTGTATCCTGACTTCGATGACCTGCCCGAAGAGTGTCAGCACATCATTGCAAACATGATGTTCAACATGGGCAGACCCAGACTCAGCAAGTTCAAAGGCATGAAAGCCGGGGTCGATGCCCGTGATTGGAACGCCGCAGCCGACGAAATGGTGGACTCGAGGTGGTACACGCAGGTTCCTAACCGTGCAAGGCGTTTAGTCGATAGAATGCGCGACCTTGCAAGTGACTGAAAACACTAAATAAAAACATCGATTCTCGTGGACCTCGTGAACAATGGACGTACCATTATACCTTCAGGTCGCTGAGAATCGATCTTTTTCGGACTCAGCCTTCTGAATCAGGCTCTCAACCTCATGAAGTTTGCTGATTGCCTCATCGATCAGGCCGGACTCGTGCTTCAAGAACAACTGAGTCACAGCCTGGACCGCCTGACTTACCGAAATCTTTGCTTCAGAGAAGTCGTTCATTTTTTCTTTGGTGGCCTGCCGCGTTTCTTGGCCTTTGGTGGCCTGCCGCGTTTCTTGGCAGGTGCTTTGCCGCCCTTCCAAGCTTCGTTGATGGTCGGAGTCTTCTTATCGTCCGCCTTCAAACGTCCATCCATATATCTAGCTCTCTCCGGTTTCTTAGTAAGACACGGAAAGAACAAATTCACAAACTTATCCCATAGATTCATCGTCTATCTCCTCAATAGTTTTATTCCATATAAATATGGGTGTCCTTTCTCCTACATAGGAACCCACCACGTTGTAACCAAAGTATTCAACAGCCTCCTCATCTGTCATACCCTGATCAATAAGAATTTGTATGCACTTGTCAGCATCGTATGCAACAAGGCTTGGATCACCACATCTTTCTGACGTGCCAATCACCGCTTCTTCAAATCCTGTAGCCAGCACTAAGCCTGAACTCATCCTACTTCTCCCCAGTTTTTGCCCAATTCTGCATCAACCTCGAAGGGCACCTTTAAATCTGGCACACAAGTTGACATGATTTCAACAATCTTGTCCGATTGTTCTTGACTCTCGACACTGAAGCACAACTCGTCATGCACTGTAAGCATGGGCGTCAGACCCTCCGCATGACAATCAACCATCGCTTTCTTTGTTTGATCGGCACTCGAACCTTGGATCAGTTTGTTCAGCGCTTTGTATGTAAAGGCACGACGTATCATACCCTTGCCGCCATACTCTTTGATCGCCTCTTCGAGCTTCATGGCTTTGTTGAATCCGAATGACCGTGGCTCCCACATGTCAAACCTACACTTACGCCCCAGCCATGTGCGTATCGAACCATTCTTCGATGCTGTATCTGCCGCCAGATCAGCAATACCTTTCACAAATGGCACCCTTTCATGATATTTCTCGAGCAAAGCCTTGGCCTCGATCTCATCGATGTCCATCACACCAGCCAGCTTCTTACGCCCCATGCCATACATGATCCCCAGATTTACAGTCTTGGCCTCCTTGCGAGTGATGTCTGCCAGATCCGCAACCATCTGATGGAAGTCAGCGTTGCCCTCATGATACATATCAATTACACTGTCTATTTGAGGGTGTCTGTGTACACCTGTCAGTTGAGCACAGTAATGTGCCAGCCACCGTGGCTCTTGTGATGCATAGTCGAAGCTGCCCCACTGTGTGCCCTCTTCAGGCAGAAACAAACCACGGATCATGGACTTTATCTCTGGATCTCTGGCCGGGATCTGCTGTAGATTCGGGTGACTCGATGAGAATCTGCCCGTCACCGTGCCACCCTCATCAGAGCGAAGCGGATTGAAATCACAATGGATACGACCGTTACACGAATGTTCAAGTATTGTCTCAACAAAGGTCGTGTTGGCCTTGTTAAATTCACGCAACTTCACAATCTTCTTTGCGATAGGATGCGAATGGTTGCTAAGAAACTGCTTTGTAAAGGAGGGAGCATCCGTGCCTTCTGTCCTATGGTATTTAAGACCAAGGGCATCGAACGCCTTTGCTACAGATGCAGCCGCCCACGGCTCAACCGTCACCCCGGTATCGGCCCGTATTTCTTCTAACAGTTTCTTTTCCCGTATCTGTAAATCCTTTTGTATCTTCTCTGCCCCGTCGATATCGACACGCACACCTTTAGTTTTCATCTCAAGAAGCACAGGTAACAGACTGGATTCCAACTCAAATATGCTTGTGACTTCGTCCTGCTTGATGTCCACACGCAGCCTGTCCCACAGGCGCAGAGTCACAGCAGCGTCCTGTTCCGCGTAGCTGCCCACAAACTTCGAGGGCAGTCGCCACATGTCACTCTTCGGATCCACATGATACATAGCCGCCGCAGCCCGTAGCATCTTCTCGTTCTTGTACTCACCAAGGTATTCGCCTGTCAGCGAGTTGAGATTGTAGAATCTACGGTTCTCGTTCAGCAGTGGCGCGGCTATCATGGTATCGATTATCGGTCCTTGAACCTCGATCCCTGCCCAGCGCAGCCAACCCAGATCATACATAGCGTTGTGCATGACCTTCTCAATCTTGGGTGTGGCTAGTTGTTTCTTCAGCCAGTTGACCACCAGCTTCTCCGGCAGGTTGCCATCTTCATGACGCACAGGATAGTAGCCAACGAAATCACCAGCCGCTACAGCATAGCCTATGACATAGCCATCATCCCGACACCACCCCGGTCCCAGTGTTGTTATGTTCGGATCTCTTGTTTCTAAGTCGATTGCGATACGATCATACCCTGTGAGATCAGGAAAGGATGACGGCGGCTCCCACTCATCATCACCAAAACCAAGCGCAGCTTCTTTGACATCAATATCAAGAAGGTTCATTTGCTTATCCATCGTTTATGATTTCACCTCCAAGGGCGGCATAACCTATGATGTCTACCCATGAGTCATCCTTTGTTATGTCCTCGCTTAATCTAGCTAATTTGAGTCCCACCATGCAAGCCACCACCTGTTCAGGTGTAATCTCCTGCTCGAGTATGATGCTCCATATCTGTGCAATACGCTCATGGTTCTTTCTAGCCGGACCATACTCCTTGGCTCTTGGACCGTTGATAAGCTCTTCTGCCGTCTTCAAAAAGAATTGTCTGTCTTTCATAGCTGAAACCCATAATATGATTGTGATTCGATAATGTGCAGGGACTTTCGAGCACGAGTCAGTCCAACATAGAACGTCCTGATCTCAGCGTCCTGATCCCTGCTCTCAACACAAGCCCTCGAAGAGTCGAGCAGCAGAGCTACGTTGTCTGCTTCACCACCCTTGGCTTTGTGTATAGTTGATATCCTGATTCGCGGCTTGCCTGTCAGGATAGATTCACCCATCCGGCGGACAGACGTAATGTATATCCGCTCGTTTTCCGACACCTTCAGCACCTCGTGCCATGGTGTATCGATCTCTGCTGTCAACTCACCCAGAGTTTTGACATCACTGAAACCATATGTTTCTTCTGCATCCAGACTAGCAAGCTTCTTCCTGCCAGACTTAGTTATGGCATCCGATAACAGTAGCGTTGATAGCTTCTTGATGTCTGCCGCAGACAAGAACCTGCCCCTACATAGATCCAGCCACATCTCGATGCCGCTCAACACGTTTGGTGATATCGACCAGCCCGACCCTTCTCGCCAGTACAGATAGCCCTGATCCTTTAGATCACTAGCCACCCTGTTTGCGATGTAGTTTGTTCGAGCCAGTATCAACCACTCGCCCGTCCTGATATCCACATCCATGATATCCCGGTGCCATGTTATCGAACCTTGCTCTTCGGTGCTTGACCATGTCTTTGGTTGTCTCGTTATCAAACGTCTGACCATATTGTCTGCTTGTTTGTGTATCGACACAGGCAGGCGGTATGACTTGTCGAGCACAATCTTGTTAGGGCAGGCATTCAAGAAGTCTTTGACATCCACACCCATCCACGAATAGATGCACTGATCATCATCCCCGGCATAGTATATGCGCTTGGCGTTGGGCTTCATCACCTCGTGCACCATGCGCCATTGTAGCGGAACCAGATCCTGTGCTTCGTCCACAATCAAAACATCTAGCAGCGGACTGTCGCCCTGTTCGATGAAGTCCTCGATCATGTCCACGAAATCTATCTTGCCTGTCTCTTTCTTGTAGTCACGCAACACCTCGTCCACCAGCTTGAGTTGTTGATAGTGCAGTCTGCGATCAGCCACCTCGTTGAACTGTTGCTCGATGCTGACCCCCCGAACCCGTGCCATCTGTATGATAAACATATATGCGTCACCACTCTTGCCGGGGGTAAACAACAGACCATCGGCCATGGTAACTGACGAGTTCGAGCTAAACTCAAGACCCAGCAGCTTGCCGATCTTGGTAAAATCCTTGCCAACCAACACCTGCTTTGTCGTCAGACCCATGTATTGAAACGCAAAGCTATGCAACGTGCGGAACCATACCATCTGATCCACATCCATGTTTAGCTTTGCCGCTGCCCTCTCTCGAGCTTCCTCCGCCGCCTTACGAGAAAAAGATACGAACGCAATATGTTCAGGAAGTGTGCCATTCTCTAGCTCTTGCTGTACGATCTCGATGAGTCTTGTTGTCTTGCCAGTGCCTGGGGGTCCGAAGATTGTAGTTTCCATTAGAACGGCACCCCACTATCTTGGACCTCGATACTTGGAACTTGGATCTCTCTGTTGAACGCAGGCACCCACCAGACTCGAAGCTGCTTGGACTCACCCTTGGTTGTATTGAATCGTTTCTTACCATGTGCAGCAGAACCAGAATTCATTTCCTTGAGTCGCTCCTGAATCTGACCCCGGCTGTATGTATCGAACTTGTTGTTACGCAGATACTTCATTAGTGCTTCGATCTTGAAGTATGTCATGTTGTCTTCTTCATCAGTGTACGGCTTACCCAGACTAATCTCTTCGGCTGATTGTGCCTGCACCCGGCCATCACAAAACGCCTCGAGCAGATCCATGAACTGCCCTTTGTATGTCAATTCTTCCGGCACCTCGATCTCACTCATGTCCTCCATCATGATCGATACAATGACCTGCCACTCTGCCAGCTTCATCAGCGGCGGCATCTTACGGATCTGTTCCATGCAGGCTTTTTGGAATCGTTGCGGTGTTTGCAGATCATCCGTTGTCAGTTCGACACGTTGCCCTGCCACGTCACAGAACCACACGGGCGGTTCAGATTTGACCACGCACAGTCCTGATATATCCACGTTTGAGGCATGACCACCGATGCCATACTTCTTTGTCTTGCACAGACTCTTGTTGCAAAAGCTTTTGAGTGGCTCCTGATCACACGGAAAACCATACTCTTTCTTTTCATGCTGAGTCTGGATCGTCACAACCTCTGATGCTGGCAGGGGCGGTGTACAAAACTTGTTGTTGATTTCCTCGAGTCGAGCCTTCCAGTTGTCCGGCTGCTCTTTCTTGCATCCCACGGCTGCTGCAAACATTACTGTGTTGCGTGTGCCTTCGGGTATACCCTGCCCAAACATACAGTTCAGGCAGGGTGCCCACTCATTGAACTCATCGATCTGTTTACCAAAGGTCAAACCAACAAAAGCCTCTGGCTCCACAGTCCTCCCATCGACGAGTTGCAAGAATTCTTTTAGTGTTGCAGCTTCTCCGTCTTCTTTAATAGCAAAGCGGAGCGTCTGTTTCGCATCAAAGTACGGAAGGTTAATAAAGTTCCCAACATCACCACGCTCGACAATAATCTGTTCTTGCTTTGGGAATATCTCACAGCCACCGTATCCAAGATACGATGCAATCTCTGACGCTTTGTCACGGAACTCTCCTGCACTTATATAGGTCTTAAAGAAAAAGAATATGTGTGCACCACCAGACTTGGATCGACAGACCACAGCCGGAACTTCCATCTTCCGTAGCTTCTTGTCTATCGCAGCCAGATCAAGTGGATACTGATCGATGTCTAACGCACCGAACTTGCACTCGTTATTCTCGTTGATCGGTATCGAACCTACACCGCCCTCGCCCTTGAGGTGACCAGCGATAAGTTCAACCGTAAGTGGTTTACGAACGATGACAGACTTGGCCTTTTGTTTGCCAGCCCTTCGTTCATTCGATATTTGTGTCTGTCCATGTGCCGCACCAAAACCTTCAAACGCAGCCATGAACCGTTGTAAGTAGCTCATGGGTATTCCCCTTGTTGGTTTGGGGTGCCGCAAAAAATGACACGAAACATTTTTTGAGTTGAACCATCATCAAAGCCATGCCCTTTAAAAGCTTTGAAGAGTCAAGCAAGATTCAACTATCACATGACCACCCTATCAAGACGTCAAACTTTATGATCATGAGAAAACGACACCCCAAGAGGTTTAAAACGGTACGTCGTCAGAGTCAGGTGTGCTTTTCTCCTCACCAGTTCCAGTTTTAATCTCACCAGCCCTGAAGGAATTGTACAGATCACGGGCTTCCATGATCGCTTCAGGCTTTACGCTATCCATTTCTTCCTGCGCTACTGCGTAGTTGAACCACGAACCTTTGTCGTTGCTCTCCTGCACAGCAGTCAGTCTCCACGGCACAGCCCACATCGGTGGGTTGAACATACCTTTCTGCGGATGCTGAATCTTCAGACCAGCCCGGCGAGTATTCCACTGCTTGGCTATCTTCATCTGAGTCTTCTTCATATCGCAGATCATCTGGGTTGTTACACCATCTGCATCGATACCCAGAACAAGGAACTGAGCAGACCGGACAAGCTCGTTACCATTTGGCAACATCTCGACAGATCCATTACGCTCAGTCTTACGGATATCAGGGTCATCGGCATTCAACTCACCCATAAATCCACCTTGGTTCTCCCGGAGTTGGAACTCCAGGAACTTAGTGGTATAGGCACACATCAGCACAACCAGACCCTCATCGGCCTCCCAGTACTGACCAGTCACCGTATTAAAGATATCACCTGCCGAAGCACCCTTAATAAACTTAGGGTCAGTCTTCATCAGTTGCGGAGACAAAGGCTGGAGAATACGCAAGAAAGGAATCTGCATATCCTCTGCACCGATAGTCTCCATACCCTGACCCTGACTATCAAACAGGTCATCCATTAGATTTGCCACCGCAGTGGACTTTGCATTTGCTACATTTGCCATGATTTTAGCTCCTCGATATCTTGGCTTCTGTTCCAACATGAATTCCGAACGTCTCGAAATCGATCTCTTGACCCTTCTCAATACGCTCCTTTGCCCATGCTTTTAACTTCATGGGGTGGACGTGTGTCTTCTGGGCTGGGTCAAGCCCCTTGTTTCGGAGTTCATCAACGACGGCTCCTGCCACATTATCCTGTCCTGCATTAAAGGACACAGTCACATCATTCTTGATAATGTCACCTTCGCCGATGGAACGTATCCAAGCAAAAGCCTCATCACGTTTCTCATCGCTGATTCTAGCGTGAACAAACTGGCGCAGCTTCACCTTGTTACCATCAACTTCAATGCTGTCCATACCCATTTCGCTCATGAGAGCAGGTATGTCCTCTTCGTTGACTTTTCTTTTACGGTATTTGAGATCCTTCAGATGCACCTCTGTTGCAGCAATTTCATCCTCGATCTCTATAGACTGACGAACCAGAGTCGATAGCGTACTACCTTTCTCTGTGCTCACCTTGTCGAACTTCTGGGCATCGACCTCCTCATCAATCAGCGAGAATATATCGCTCATCTTCCTTCTCCTTCGTTAAAGTTTAACCCCTTCGGGTACAATGCAGACCGTACAGTCTGCAATTTCGTTAGTCAAGTGGTGCCTCGAACGGCTCATCAGGAGCATGCTTTTCATACTCATAACCCTTATACCACTCTCGAGCATTGACCGTGATCTCAGCCTTAAAGACATCACTATGAAAACGAACGACCTCGCCATGCTTGGCAACAAAGTCCTCTTCATTTAGCTCATCAGCATCTTGCTCAAACATTTCGCGTTGCTCAAGATCAAACTTCTTTGCATATCCCATTTCTAGACTCCTCTCTAGTTTCTAAGCCAGCTTTTATTCGCCATCTTTTCCATCTTCTCTTTTTGTTCGGAAGAGACGACATCTCCAATAGTCGCCGTTGATCTGGCACAACGACGATTTTCTCTACGCTTCTCGATCTCTCGATTAGCCCATACTAACGCACAGTCCCCGCAACAGAAGTTTCCAAACTTCATCACATACTTACCCGTATAGCAAACGTAGGTATAATAAATCTTCTTATCACCACCCACTCTGGGGATCTCGCTTTTAATCTCGAGGTTCCCATAGTACTTCTCACCGGGCCTCTCACCATAAAATTCTTTAGTCTGCCTAGTGGCAGGCCGCTGGCAATTATAGCAATTAACCTCATGACTTAGCTCTTTGCTAACGTCGGGCTTCATAACAGGTTTACAAGGACCTTCACGCATTTAGTTCTCCATTTCAGCAACATGCTTTTCTTTAGTTTTATATTTGAAAGACTTGTCTTTCTTCACACCGCTGTACCGTGTTCTAGATACTGTGTGATCTAAGTCTCTCACCATGTATGACAACTGCATCGGAACGCTTCTGTGTTCAAACTCTGCGATCGCATGCAGCTTCTCGTAGACATCAACCGGAACTGCTACTGACTTAAACTTCTTCGTATCCATTCTTTTCTCCTGTACATGGAATTGTTATCCATCTTTATCCTAAGTAATAACGAACTGTCAAATGTTCAATAGTAAATTTCCAGTTAATTAATACTAACACAATTTTTTCCCAAACTGACGTTTCGGTCCCAATTTTTTTTATTCTTTTTTCGGTGATAGCTCGAGCCACTGTCTTGCCTCTTCACCCAGTGTCTTTGCTGACAGATCGATCTTGGCTCGAAGAGTCTTGACGATGTGCTCATCGACCGTGCCCTTCGATACGAAGTCAACATAGGTCACTGTATTCTTTTGACCGATACGATGGCATCGATCCTCTGACTGCACCCTGCTCTCAAGGTTGAAGTCATTCGCGTAATAGATCACGTTCGATGCGGCGTTCAGAGTTAAACCCTTGCCTGCGGTCTGTGGGTTGCCCACGAAGAATCTGGCATCTCGATCCTGGAATCTTTTTATCGCCAGTTCTCTGTCGCTGTCGGACGTATCACCATAGTAGTTTACCGTCGAGTCATCACCGTATGCCTTCTTCAGTGCGGCCTCGATGTTGCGTATGTCATACCGGAACCTCGACCAGATGATCACGCCGCCAGACATCTCCTCGATTGTCTCGAGCAGCGCATCGATACGTCTGGTTTTGATCTCGACCAAATCACCATCATCTGTCATCAGGTGCCCACACAATACCTGCTGGAGTCTGAGCAACTGTGTCATCACTGCCGGAGCCGACACCAGATCACCGTCATCGAGCAACGCAATAGCCGCATTCTTCAGCGACATGTAATGTTTGATCTGATCGTCGGTCAGGCTGACGTGCCGGACTGTGTAGATCTTGTCGGGCAGATCGAGAGCTTCATCCTTTGTGACTCGATACGAAAACTTCTCGAGCTTGGTACTAAGTTCATCGAGATTTCTGTACCCGACAATCTGCTGGAAGCTGTGCCCACCCATGCGCTGTGTGCGTGTGATGGCATACCGCCCTTGGAATGAATAGAACGACTCGAATCCAAGCAGGGCTTTGTCCATGAATCCACATTGCGCGTATAGATCCATCGGCGATTTCGTAACGGGCGATCCGGTAAGTATACGCCGATACGATGCTGCTTTACCAAGTGCAACCAGAGCCTTAGTCCTCTTGGCTTTCGGGTTCTTAATAGTTGTTGACTCATCAACCGCAAGTAGGAAAGTCGAGTCTCGAACAAACTTCTCCACGAACGCTTTGAGTTTTGTTGTTGCAAATCCCTCCACGTTGACCAGCAGGATGCGGAGCTTACCACGCTCCTTGATACCTGATACGAGGTGTTCTTTCTGAGTCTTGTTTGGGTTCGGATTCCAAACATAAACCTCACGTTCAATGTCGTCGTGCAGGTGGGCTGGGATCTCCGACGTTTGCCAATTGCGATAAACACCTTTGGGTGCAACGACAATAACGGTGTCGATCTTTTTGTTTTCGTACAGCCATGCCATGTTGTCGATAAGAACTTTTGATTTACCACAGCCCATCTCCATGAAGTAAGCGTAGTTTATCTTATCGTATGAACGCTCGAGCGCAATGCGCTGATGCTCATACGGCTGAGTCTTATATTTGAATTTCATGATCGCCCCTTGCTACTCCTCTACATCGCCGGACATCAGTGCGTGTTTTGCGGCCTCAAGATGCCAGATAACTTCAGCCACGTCCTCTATCGTGGTCATCATCTTGACACTGCCATCTGCCGCAGTGCCAACAATGACGGCGCTATCCATCATCTTGCTTGCTATTGCACACACCGCAGGCACTGATGCCCTTGGCACTTTGCTTACCTTCGGCTTTTGCTTCAGATAAACCACATTGTTCTGGTCTTCAGTCATCCTGAACCGACTCTCCTCGCAACTTTGCCAAGGCCACCTTGGCTTTGTTACGCATATCCATGTAGACCTCGAGCCTCTTTCGAGTCTTCTCCGCCTCACGATATAACCCTGAGTCCATGAGTAATGTCAACTCATCGTCCAGAATGCGTATGACTCTGTCCATCGACTTTGTATCACTCATCACTACCCCCTCAAGATCCTGTGCCACGCCAAGGCTATCTTTTCTGCCTCTTCCTTGGAGTCGAATATCTTTTCGTTCACGACTCCTTCAATTATTTTAACTGCATCAGACCAGTCCATCTCCTCGATGGGTGTTGCTTCCGACTCTGTCAGCATTGACTCCTCCTTTGCTGAATTGTAACCGATCATCAGACCACAGGACGTGCACCTAGCCTGCGACTCATCGCTCATAGCGACTCGAGCCTCGCACCTTGGACAGCGGCCATCCTCGATGACCTTGCCCCATGATCCATCCCCTTCAATGATCATCTGAATATCGCCTTGCGACCTTGTGTGTATTCCGACAGTGGAATGACGAATGCGCTTGGCTCTTCGTCCGGCCACATACCAGACTCGATCTGATTGAAACGCAACTCTTTGAAGTCGTAATCGACCTCTGCCTGCGCTTCAGCTTCAGTATCATAGACCTCGATCTCACCTGCCGACTCACCCCAAGCTTGCCAGCCGTCACACATCGTGTCTTCAACGATCACATATTTTTCTAATGACATGTCTCATCCTCCTCGTCAGTCAGATTGTTCGAGGCGCACACCATCGATGCAGTCACAATCCGCATCAACTCAGGCGTGTTGCCCATGTTGTTTTGCATAGCCAGTGTCAGCCCTGCGGACATCAGCAGATAGGATGCGAAGTCAATGTCCAGATCCATGGACTCGAACTCACGCAACAGATCCTGTACCTGCCTGCCTGCTTTCAACTTGTCTTTTGCCTCAGTCATCTAACACCACGCCCCCATATGCTTCTTTGCCAGCGGACTCCTGATGCTCCGACCAGTACTCATTCCAATCCTCTGCCAGAATATCCATCAGGTCAGTCAGTGGCACATGATCCATCAGATGCATGTGGCTTTCCATGCGGCTTGAGAACTCGTGCCATGTCTCGCACTCACCAATGATCGCAGAGATTTTTTCATCGAACTGCTCCTCGCGATCCATCATCCATGCTTTGACCTTACCCATTACGCGGCCTCCTTCATCAGACGATCCAAAGCTTTGGCATGCTTCCTGATGACAGACAAATCTTTGCTACCATCAAAATACCAATGCGTTCCGACATGTTTCAAATAACTCAACAGTATTTTTGCACCAAGTGGCCGGACATAAATCTTCCATCTATACGCTGGAAAGCCCACGTTCAAAACATGTTTGCTATATGTGTCAGTAGTCCAATAGTTACTCCTACTGCCCTTGGTGAAATAATCACCAGATATATCAAAAATCTTCTTGCAGTCGGCTCGTAGCCTCGTGCTGACATTGTTTGGTGTGCGTAACAGATTGGGTATAGAGTCAAAGAACTCACTAAACTCAATCTCTGGCACACCAGAAAGTTTGTTGGCCTCGATCTCAGCCTTGGTGATTCCTGTGCCTATGCGCCATGTCTTTTCGCACCCATGATACATGCGTGTAATCGGATGAGGCGCATTAGATTTCTTTGTCCACTTACCCATGTGCAGTCTCCTTGAAAAATGTACCAGCCGCCTTCTTAGCGTTCCTGATAGTACGCTCCTCGTAGCCCCACAGATCCTCGCCATTGCCGGACTTGAACATTGACGACAAGCCAACGCCCGAAAACAAATAAGTCTCGACTCTACGAACTGTGCCATGTCGATCAAAGTCGTCGGCTCTTGGATCATCCTCGAACATCACGCGATCTCCTTATCGTTATTGGTTTGGACATGGCCTCTTTCAGCCATGCCCGATTGTTTATTCTAAGATGCATTTGCCTCGATAGTACAGGCTTACGAATGGCAATCGTGCGAACAATGACCTGCTTGTTGGTTTGCAGCTTTGTCATCAATCATTCTCCTCAACATCAACAATCACATCACTGATGTGATCATCCCAGATATAGTCCTCAGAGGCTTTTTGTTTTGCCTCTTCTGGACTGTCGGCTTCGATATCCCTGATGCAGTGATACACCGTCACATATGCTTTGTACTGGGTCATCAATCCATTAACTCCCTATTCAGCCATGCCTGAGTGCGTTCATGTTTAATGTAATCCCTAACACGCTCATAGGACTCCGCAACAAAATGCCCATCATGACGGCTCAACCCATCATTGACCACGGTCACCGTGCGCTCAGTCTCGCCCCATCGGATCGTCCGCTCAGAGACAGCGAACCTGTCTCCGACCAAAAATATTTTGTCCGCATCGCGGCCTGTCAGGTGATCGACCTGAGTCAGTTCAAGCGTTATCATCTTCATCCTCCTCCTCATCGAAAACAAACAAGACACGCATATGACCCTCGTCCTCATGGACGATATCCCAGTGATGGTCAGGGCAAGTGTTCAACCACTCCATCAATTCTTTTCTGCTAATCATTACGCAATCTCCCTTCGCTCAAGCTCTGCCCTATCAGCCAACTCATCTTCAACCGCCGCCATGGCATCGACCATGAACGCACTCGATACCGACCACCGATCCTCACCGCCATGCAGATTGAGTCCGCGCTTCGACCAGTCGGTCAGAGTCTTGCCGTCAGGTTTCTCATCAAGAGTTCGAGGAGCCTCATCAAACCTCAGAGTAGATATATAATACCGACCCACAAACTGACCATACTCTTCAGCCAGATAGGCTTCAGTCTTGTCGTCAGAATTACGCATGATAGCCGCCGCAATCGAGTCCATATCGTAGAACTCGATCATCGGCTCGTTCATCTTCTTATCGAACTCTTTATCGCCATAGGTCAGGCAATGGTTGAGTCCATAGTTATCGCCAAAGAACACGATGCGAACGCACCACCGGATCCCAGACTCAGGATCAATAGCTTTATATGTAATACTCATCGTTCACCAATCTCCTCAATTCTATATGTATCCTGCTCAAACACCTCTGGCGTTCCATCATATTCGAGATGGAACATCTCATGAGCCAACTCTTCAGCATGATCTTCAGAGTCAGCCACGACCTCAATCCTTTTGGATATAGAGGCCACGATTTCAACTTCGTATGTCTTAGCCATTAGCAATACACCTCTTTTCCAAACACACCCAACTGGATGATATAATCATAATCGTTGGCATCCAACTGACCCAACTCATCGACAGTCAACGCCATGCGCTGACGCTCTGGATCAAGTCTTTTGATACCCTCAAAAATCACATCAAATGCTTTTCGATATGTTGGGATCTCGTCCTCTTCACCATCAATGTGGATTACGATCTCAAAGTTAGAGTCCACAACATCGAACCCAGACTTCAACACATGCCCACCAGTGTGGATGTAATCGATCCAGTGGTTCGATCCACCTTCGAGGGCACCAACCCAGATAGCTTCGCAAATTTCTGCCCATTCATCACGGCTGGGCGAGTGCTCAACCGCGATAGTTCTATCCAATACCTTAGTCATTACCGAACACCCCCTTGATCAGTTCACCAGTATTCTCATTAGCCTCGATCATGCCCTCAGTTTTCATCAAGCGACCATGGCTCAAAATTAAACCATGGATACTCATAAGCACATCAGGCGAAACATCACGAGCACCGTAGATCTCAAAAGTCTCCACAATCACATCCACAATTCTATTCACATCTTTAACTTCATCAGTCATTGGTTTGATCCCCTCATTGTTTAGCTTCCTCCAAGTATCCAAGTAACTCATCAAAAGAACTTTCTGAATATTCTAAGTTGTTGATGGCCTCTTGAATAAGCTCACCACGTTCTGAGCTTTGAAGGTTCTCCGGCATATTTTCATATACCTCTGACTCCGCTTCGGTGACCTCTTCGATTATGGACTTAGCCTCTTCAATCAAAGCCGTAGCTTCATCAATGCGTTTACGCCTATCGTTATTCATTGGTTTGGCTCCTCTCTTTTATTTCAGCCAGCTTGGCATCAAACTCATCACAAGTTCTCGCCATATTTTTACAGTGAAAAAGTTCTTCTTCACTCACGAACCCAATTGATGAATTTGCAATCTCCTGATCCACGAATGCACGAACTGCACTAATGATCCTTGGGCTTGTCATATATCGACCTGTTTCTCTGTAAAGAAATCGACCACGATATTTGGACTTGGTGTCATATATGCCGCAAGCCTCGCGTTGTGCAACGCCATCTGTGCCCTGACAAATCGTGATCGATGCCCAATAAAGAGTCGAACGACCCGACTCATCGGTATACTTGCCCCTGCCAACATCAATCAGTGTCCGGCTATCTTTTAAATCGTTTAGCTTAATCATCATTGGTTTGATCCTTCCAAAAAGTAGTATTCTCAGTTTTGGTTGCGAGTGAAACAATACAGCTATTCAACTCTTGTGCTATTGGATACATGTCCCTCGCGATTTCAATGTCAGTTGAATGACGCAGATGCCCATCAACGCAAACACTGAACTTGTCGAATGCATCTTGTAACTTCCACATCACTTCGCGAATTTCCTGTATTTCTTTTTGATTTCCATATGTCATTAGTTTGAAACCTCCCATCCCTCATTTTCAAAATGCTCGATCCAATCCTTCAAATACTCACGCACCATGATCAGTCCGCCATTCTTGTTGAAGTTAGACTCGTTGTAATTTTCCAAATAACACACGGCCTCATCATTTTGAGGCATGAGCAAAAACACATCCTGATGTGCCACAATCTTGTAGTCCGCAACTTTTGTATTCATTGGTTTGATCCCCTTGTATCTTGAACCTTGAACCTCGAACCTGTATGGTTTGAGTAATTTATAATGAACCGTATCACCTTTTCCCAACTTACACAATAGTACATGGGAATAAAAGATACAGAAAACAAGAGGCAGATAATGTTTTTTTTGGATAACAAAAAATATTTTTATTTTTGCTATAAAAAGTGTCTCAGGTGTCTCAGGTGTCTCAAATGGCTTCCAATAACAATTATAGCTAAGACACTTGTGAGACAGTGAGACAGTTTTAATGCTGACTAAGGGAGATTTTTTGGTTTGAAAAACACTGAACCCAAAAAAAACACTATTAGAAAAGGCGGTAGGCCAGCCGGATTGACCAACCGTCAGAGACAATTCGCCAAGTATTATGTCGAGGGAAAATACTCGAATGCTGAATGCGCGAGGCTGGCTGGATATGCTGACGGCAGTGCCAACAACCACGCCGCCAAGCTTCTTGATGGCAAGTCTTTTCCTGAAGTACCCGAACTGATCAAAGAACTTCGAGAGGCCAGAGAGCGCAGGTTCGGAGTCACTGTCATTGGTCAACTCAAACGCTTTGAGGAACTGTCCATGGCGGCTGAAGAGGCTGGGCAATTCAGTGCCGCTATCAATGCTGAGAAAATCCGCTCGAGTCTGGGCGGCTTGACCATCGATAGGCGCGAGTCCACCCATGTCCATCAGCTTGATAATATGTCGCGTGAAGACATTGTTGCCAGACTGGCAAGTCTCCGCAAGAACTACCCCCATGCTTTTGCTGATATGAAAAGAGTTGAGGATGCCAGCGACAGAACAATCACTGTGGAAGCTATTGAAGCAAAACCTGCCAAGGAAAACGCACTGCGAGAGGATTGAAAACCGCAGTGCTGAAGGGATGCCGGACGTATATCTATGCATAGACGGCGTTCCCATATGGCTTGAGTTAAAAATAATAAAAAATGGTAGGGTCAGCGTGTCCAAGTCGCAGATTGCTTGGCATTCCTCGCATTCGCGTTGTGGCGGTGTTGGTTTTTTCTTGCTGAACGACCCCTCTACCTCCGACCTATTTTTATTTGACGGCGCATCGGTGATCGAGATCCACGGTTCGCGGATCGATGACCTGCGGCCTGCGGCCTTATATGTAGGTGATATGTCTGGGCTGATCGAGAGCCTGCGGCCTGCGGCCTGCGACCTCTGGTGTAGATCGATGACCTGCGGCCTGCGGCCTGCGCCCTGATATGTCGGAGCACGATCCGAAAAAGAATACCCAGCGACAGAGTCGCTGGGCATCTTCGGGGAAACCCTAATATGTGAAGCCAGTGTAGACAATGGTGTCTTCTTTCAAGAATATTTCGCGGTTCATATCTTCATAGTCTGATAGTGAGTACTCCGCTGGCCTTGTCTTGGTGGCCTTGTTTCGGTGGTTGATGACATAGACGGCCTTGGCATTGGGCTTGCGCTTTACTAGGTCGCCTACGTTTAGATGACGAAGCGCAATTGCCTGCACCGTGTCATTGTCTTCAGTCAAATGTAAATTCAATCCGTTTATTAACTGCATGATTGCCTCTTAGTGTTTGTGGTATGAAACAGTTTTAACATTCTTATCCCAGCAGGCGCGACAGTCGCCGCACTTGCCGTCTTGTTTTGGTGCTGGGCACTCGTGCCCAATCGCCGCAATCTTGTCGATAACCGCGCTGGCATTCTTCCAAGCTTTTGGTGGTGCGGTATCGACCATGGTCGCGCTGTATCTGATCACCGCATTGTCCGGCAATGGTGACAGCTTCAAAGCTTCGAGCCATATGGCACGTTCTTTTGTCGGGATCCAATGACGCTTGT